GAACTATAGTATCTACATCAAAGTCATTTAAAGCTGCCTGCGCATCTGTGAGGCTCTTCTGTGCATCAGCATATGCTTTTTGTGCATCATCTAACTCACCTATCTCTTTAGGTGCTTCTGCAGGGTCAGGTGTACCCGGTTGTATGATAGGACGTTCCGTACCCGGAGGTTGCGTTGTGTCTTTAGTAGACGTGGCTTGCAACTCTTGTAACCTAGCATTAAGAGAGTCTATCTCTGCTTGTCTTGCTCTCTCTGCGTCAGCTTGTGTTTTAGCATCTGTAGCAAACTGTAACGCATCAGCAGATGTAATCTTACCGTCCTTGTTTAAATCAAACTGCAAATCAGGTTCAATCACACCTGTTGACATTTTAAGAATATCTTGTGTTTGTTTATCTACATCCGGACTCAACTCTGTTTGACCTGCTTGTACAGCTTTGTCTAACTCTAAGTTTCTTAGATTACCTTGATCATCGTAGTAAGTTGCAAAGTCTGGTTGTTGCTGTGGCTGCACACTTGTGCCAAACGTACCCGGTGCTAAATCTTCTGGAGGAGGGCCACCCAAGCCGGGTTGTACACCTGTACCAAACGTACCCGGCGCTAAACTTCCCGGAGGAGGACCGTCCTTTGCTCTAGATTCTGCAGCCTTTTCTTCAGCTTGCATTTTATTTTTACGCCTCTGTTCAGCCTCTTGTGCTGCCAGTTGTTCAGGTGTAACTTGTGTAGCGTATTGTATATCCCCGCCAGCTTGCATACCAGTAGGAGCCACAGGCACACCCTCTACACGTTGTCTAGCCATCTCAGTATACCGTCCAAGCATAGATGCAGCAGAAGGTGTAGCTGCTAAGAATTTATCCATATCGTCCTTCTGCGCTGGGCCTGTGTAGCCTAACTCAGTAAGTAACTGATGTGTCTGTTGATTGTTAAAACCTTTAAACTTAGCCATCTATCTTGTTCCTATCCATACAAAACCAAACAAAGTACCTGTGCATATTATAAACAAAGCTATACCTGCAGTCCACTCTATTATCTTTTGTTTTATTTCCATCTGTCTATGTTCGTGTTCTCTTTTTTGTTTACGTAAGTCTGCTTCAATCTGCAGTATCTCTTGCCACTTAGAAGGGCCATACATTACGGATATGTACTCTTTTAACTCTTGTCGCATGTTAGCAGCTTTCTGTTTAGCTGCAAATATTTCCATAGCCTCTGCTTGTACTCCACCGCCCAGCGTCTTATACCATGCAGGTTTCTTGTTCTGCTGATCTGCAAAGTCTAGGTCAGCTATCGCACCTGCCCACTTAGAAAGCTGACCACCCATGTCTTGCAAGTCTTTGCCTACTGCTATACCTTTCTTGAGCATTCCAAAGGCTGCACTAGCAGCAGATATTGCTGTTACTGGATCAATCATGTAAGCGCTCCCCCCACGCTTGGATTACTTAAATGTCATCCAAACTGCCGTGGCTATAAATGTCAAAACAGCTACAGTTCCCATCTTTACTGTTGTAGCCCATACACTTCTTTTAGTCAACCTCCATGCGTCAAGTAAACCACGCATCTCTTTAATGTCGCTGGCTGCGTCCTCATCTTGCAGCCCTATCTCTCGCAACGCCTCTGCTGCACCTTTTTTAGCTGCCCTGTCCAGCATTGCTTCTATCTGCTCTTCTGTTAGATCTGCCATGTTTTATACCTCTATGGTTTAGTAGGCCAATCGCTATCTGACAGGTTAGGCCAGTTTTTATGTGTTGGTAAATCACGTAATGCCTGACGGTATGTTGTCATATCACTTAACATTACCACATCTGATAAAGCATAAAAGTCTGTTTCTGCTAGTCTTTCGTTTCGTTTAGTACGATTAGCTGTGGCAGTGCTTGCATCTAACGTAGCTTGATATGCGGCTTCATGTTGAGCCTTTGTAGTTGTTACGCCGTCTACTGTAGTGTCAGCAAACATATCTCTTGCTACGTGTTTTTCTACCCAGTTGCCCTTTGAATCTTGCTCCACACCATCCCGTACAGATGTTTGATACTGACTTACTGTGGCAGCAGGACTTGGTAAAACTGCATCTAAATTTAATGCGTCTAATGTACTGCTGTTCCACACTCTGGGCAGAGACATATTAGGATGTGCATCTTTCCACTCAGACTGAGTTTTTACCTCCCCCGTTGTACGATTTCTATATTCTGCCATTTTTAAAAATCTCCTGTGCAGTTTTTTGCTATGATGCAGCTATTGCATAAAAAATGTAAGTGCCATCAGTAAAATCATCTGTAATAGTAAAGCCCGATGAAAGAGGATCAATGTAATCATCACTCGTAGTTGGTGCACCATTAGTATTAAGTAAAAAGTATGGATCATTACCCGCAACTATACCTCTGATAGAATCCCAGACAAACCAGTTCCCTGCGGAGTCTGTGCGCTTTAACAAAACAAACTTAGCTCCTGAAGAAAATCCACAGTCCACGTTTGTTGTACCTGAGTGAGTCACAGAACCCACTTTAGATACACCCGCAACTGTGGCAAAAAGATAGGCTATGTAGGTGTCGTTGTTACCATTTGTATTTCTATTGGTACTGGACTCTGCGAGATAAACGGCTGTGGCTGTATCCGTACCTGTACCCCAAAAGTTTGCACCTAACATACCTCCCGCTGCTGTATTGGCATTTATGGTCAATTCATCTCTACCAAGGTCTTTATGCTTTACAACCCAGTCAAATCCAATGTTCCTAGCCTTCACCCAGATCATCTCAGGTGTAACACCAAGGCCATGTGTTAATGCCCTGTTTGACGTTCCATTTCCTGTGTAAGCAACCACATCAAAATAGCCGGGAGCACGACGCCACATAGCCGACCAGTCGGAGGTAGAGCTAGACGTTCCGTCATAATAACCATCCATGTAATCAAACTTAGCTGAACTAAAACCACTTTCAGCAGCAGTTGTATCAGTTCTAAGGGAGTTACCACCACGTAATCTATCAAAGATATAGTTAGGCTGACTTGCAGACATAATACGTTTAATAGCCATATCTACAACAAAGCCGCTATAATACTCTGGTGCAGTTGAGCCTGTCTCACTTGAAAGACCTACATGAAACACGCTAGGCGCTGTTTCTGGTGTAGCCATTGGACCACGCCGGATTGCCATGTAGACGTAGGTGTTTCCATTCGTGTTAACTTGACTATTGTTTTGTCGGATTTGAAATCCAGTTGATGTTGGATTTGCACGTTTCACTGACGTGTATTCTGCATCACTTGTATTCCACCACAGCATGTGGTCTGTATATGTAGTATCGTTTGTAACAGGCCATCCTCTCATGGTGTCTAATACAACCCAAGGGCCTGTTGATGACGCGTTTTTAATCACTACCCACTGTGGCTCAAACCCAAGATCAACAACTGGACCTGTTCCAGACCCATTACCAGTATAACTCCCACACTTAATTATATCTTGATCTGCATCATCTCCATATCCACCGTCGCTATTGTTGTGAGCAAAGAGGTATGCAACGTAGTCATATCCGGTAGTATTTGTTATCCCGTTGACTGTGAATGCGCTGCTCGTCGGTGCTGTATTCCCCCAGTCTGGTCGTGTGTATGCTTGTAATGTGCTTTCTAAAAATACAGTTTTTGTTTCGCCAATGCCACGATGATAACAATACCAACTGTCAGTGCCGTTAGTTCTTTTTACAAAGATTGAACCAACCGTGCCATTAATGTTATGACTTATACTTCTGTTGGTTGAGTTGTCGCCGCTCCAAGTTTGAATGTCAAAAAACTTAGGGGCTTTTCGAAAGGTCCATGAAACAAGACCGGGATCATTTGCATTTACTAAAGCATCATCATCCATAGTAAAACCGTTAGAATTAAATGCTTTTACACCTTGATCATTAGAACTAGAGAGATCAGTTTGTGCACTAGTTGTATTAGATGATAAATATTTATTAACACCTCTCTCTGTATCATATAAAGCATGGTTCCTAGATACATCCCTGCTTTTAATCCAAACCAAACCACCTTCACCACTTAGGTCAATGCCATTTCTTATACGGTGGTTATTATCATTAGTGCCATCATATACAAACGTACTGAACACATTCTCCACAAATAATGGATCACCAGCCGCACCTGAAGCTGCATTAAGTAAAATAGTAGAAGCTGTCATTTATTATCCCATCGCTTGTCCAAGCGTAAATCCATAGTAAGTTGTACCACCGTCTATGGTTAAAAATCCAAACACATCAACGCCATTATTAGTTGTTGTTATAGTTGGGGCCGTGGCTGCAGCCCAGTCTACTGAATTCGGCCATGTTATAGAACGTGCAGTAGAATCTTGTATAACCTTCAGTATAAAAGCAGAAGCGCGTCCACTAGATGCTGGATTAGAAAAAGTGTAAGTTACATTCTCTGTTAGATCATGTTCAAATACATTACCATCTCTCAGGTTTATAGTTGCTGCACCAGAGCTAGAGCTAACACTTGTAGACTCTTCAATCGTACCATTATCAAAGCTAACAACACCATTGCTATCTGCAGTTACTGCTTTACTTGCTTCTGTTAAACCAAGTGTAGATACATCTACATAGTTTAACTCTGCTGCGGTAGAATTTACAGCAGTTCCATTGATTGCTAGTTTACCAGTTACAATGTTAAACGTACCGTTGTCTTCTACTCTAGCAACTTCTGTACCATCCCTCTGTTGGAAAATTATATCTTTAGCGTCAACAACAGGTCTAATGATTACGTCACTAGATGAGTTGGTAATTCTAAGTATTTCAGTCCCATCATCTTGAAACTTAAAGTCACCACCATCAGCATCTAAAATTATATCACCTGCTACATCTACTGTCAAGTCACCAGAAGATAAATCTATCTCAGTGCCATCAATAGTAATGTTATCTATTGTTACACCACCATCAAAGTCTGCTGATGTGCCTGACACAGCTTGACTAAAAGTTACTACTCCATTTGAAGCAATAGTAATAGCATCGGCATCTGAAGCAGAACCAATAGTGCCACCATCTTTTATTAGTATGTCATCTTTAAATGTTACAATACCAGCACTACTAATAGTAATCGCGTCATTCGTAGAGGCAACACCAATAGTACCGCCATCTTTTATCATTAGGTCATCTGCAATAGTAAGAAGTCCAGCAGAGCTTAATGACATTTTTTCTGCTGCCGCTTCAGAAGCACCCGTTAAAAACGATAGCTTAGTCGCATTATTAGAAGCACTAAAGTCTCCCTCTGATACTGCTTCAATACCTGCCGCAACTAGAATAGCGTCTGTACCAGAACCCTCATCTGGTGCTTTAAAGAATATAGATCCTAATACATCATCTGCTGCAATATCGTTGTCACCAGCATGAAAAGAAAAACTAGGCTCTTTACCATCACCTGTTCCTACATGTTTAAGTATAAGACCGTCATCAGCAACATGAGTTAGTGTTATTTCTTGATCGTTACCAAAAGATATTACTGCACCATCAGCTAAGAACAAATCAGAAAACTCTGCGCTTGCGCTACCTAGTGTTGCTCCATCTGCACTTGCTGGTACGATAGATGTGCCTACTGTGGCAGTATTAAGAACAGGACTTGTGAGTGTTTTATTTGTTAGCGTGTCTGTGGTAGTTTTACCTACTAGTGTATCTGTGGTAGCTGGAAGAGTTAAAGTTATATTACCACCAAAGGCAGAGTGTGCAGGTGCTTGAAGTTGTGCATAGTGTGCGTTAGAAGACTCACAGTAAAATCTTATGTATGACTGCGACCCTGCATTTTTAAGATCAATGACACCTGACTCTATCCCTACGTTACCATCAATTACTACTTGACCTGTACCTTTAGGTGTAAGTTTTAAATCAATATTTGTATCACCACCTGTTGCAGATAATTCAGGTGCATTGCCTGTAGCTGCGTTAGTTACATCAAACTGATTAACTGCAGAGCTTGTAGTCTGGAAGATTATCTGTTCGTTACCGTTTGCATCACCTATGAATCTTCCATCATTAAGAAGTATGTCACCAGCACCATTAATATTGTTTGAGTTTAAATCTAAATTACCACCTAGTTGTGGTGTATTGTCCTCTACTACATTAGCTATGGAAGCACCAGATACAGCAAGACCAGAAACTATGGTACTACGTGTAATCTTTTTAAGTCCACCACCAGAAGTATCTACGGCAAGAAACACATCATCATTTGCCACCGTGCTTATCTCATTTAAATCACCTACAGCTTTTTCTTCGTAACTAGTCCCGTCAGCAATAAGTAGTTTGTGTGCTGTATTATCAGGCATTATTAGTTTTGCACCCACAGACACATCGCCATTAAATGTAGCTTTACCTGCTAGTGCCATATCAATGTCTAAAGCAGTTATTGCACTAGAACTATCTGTTCCTTTAATCTTAAAGTTTTTATCTGCTGTACTTACTGTGAGTTCTACGTCAGTAGAGTTATTAGCGATGTCAAGTATAGACGTACCGTCATCTTTAATTGTTACGTTTGCACCACCTGCATCTAATATAATATCACCAGAGGAGTCTAGTGTAATGTCTGTGCCATCATTAGTAATAGTATCTAGTGCAATACTACCTACGTTAGTAATGTTAGCATCACCAAAGTCTAATGCGCCTGCAACAGTAAGTGTGCCTGATACATCTAAGTTACCGTTTACATCTATCAGTGTTGCGTTAAGTTCAATCTCATCTGTAGCGTTGATGTCTAGCGTGGTTGCATTAGGAGCACCAATGTTTTGACTTGCATCGTTAAACTGTATTACACTTGTGCTGTTTAACAGTAGTCCCGTATCAGCTACGTGTGTAAGTGTAACATCGTTGTCAGCACCGAAGCCTAGTACAGCAGCATCACTATCTAATTTAAGATCATTGCTAACTGTAACTGCAGTGGATGCGTTAATGTCTACAGTGGGTGCAGTAATCTCTATCTCTGTATCTGCATCAATGTCAAGCTGCCCATCTGTGCTAGAGTTGATAAAGATAGCTGTATCACGAAACTGTACTTTTTCTGTGGACGCTACAAGTATATCATCAGAAAACTCAAAGTAATCCTCATCCTCCATCCACTTTAGTGTACCGTCATTTGTCTCACCATCAAATGTAATAACAATATCTGTGCCTGCAGTTCCTTGACCAAAGGTTAAGGCGTGTCCTGCCAGAGTGCTGATAGGACCACCTTCACCTGTTGTACCATCGTGTGTGTGTCCACTACCAGCAGCGAAGGCAGCAAGTAGTTGGTCAAACTCATCGTTTGTATCGGATGCCTGAATTATGTCGCCATCTGTGTATGTAGACTGTCTTGTGTATGTAGCTCCCATTAACGTCTAGCTCCTACTTGATATTCTAGTTGAAATCCTTTTAGAGAGTACGGTGCAGATACACCATCATCATCTACCTTTAGTGCAACAGTAAAGCCTGAACCTTCTACTGGTTGTCTAACTAAGGGGTTTGTAGCACCACCGTAAACAAACTGTGTCGTAGAGGATGATGTGCTGTATGTAGCAGAACCATACTGTGCGCCTACGTTTGCTGTTGTCAAGGGGTAAGGCGCAGGTCTTGCTGATCCTGTGCTCTCATTGTCGTAACGTAATATTAAGTTGGCACTGATAGCAGCTTCTGGTTCGTAGTTAAGTATAACTCTGTGCATTTGTTTTCTTATACCTGCATCACCAAAGCTCAAGTCTGGACCCCTGTATCTGCCTAGTATAGTTGTGCCATCAAAGGTGTTACCCTTTTCTTGCCTATGTACGTAACCATCAAAAGATCCTTGTAGTATTATTACATCCCCTGAAGTTATAAAAGAGTCTGTGCAAGAAGGGCGTATGCCAAGTATCTCTGAAAACTCAAACCCGTTCTCTCGCATAACACATATAACACCCCTAGTTCTCTTTTCGGTTACTGTTGATTTAGAGAAAAATATTCTGTACTGTGTTTTATCAGGTATAGTCACACTCTCAAAAAGATCAGAGTCAACTATGTTTTTGTCAAATAAACCCTGCACGTTTTTAGAAACTGTACCAAGTTCGACGTCACCAATCCTAGCTGTACCCGCAACAGTTCTTAAACCATCAGGCCCAAGAAACATTAAGTCACCTGCATATTCTTGGATGGTATCTCCGTTGATGCAACCAATGTTTCTAGTCACAGGCTCGACTACAAAGGTTGATGCAGACACACCTGAAAGTTTAAATATTCTATTCTCACAGAAAATGAATAGCTCATTACGAAAAGCCTTTAATCCCACTATTGTATCGTCTACTTTAAAACTTCCAGCACCAGAGCCTGATGTAAAATCATCTTCATCACCAGCAATACTAAATACAACTTCTTGTGGAGTGCTAGACATACCAGCATAGAACATAAAGTTTTTATGTGCAGCCACAAACTTAGCACCAGATACAGCACTTTCACTTACATCAGTTGCACTCATAGATGAATTAAATACTACAGGAGCGTTAGCACCATCCGCACATATTAGTTTGTCATTACCGTCAAAGTTAAAACGCTCAAAGTTGTACTTACCTGCGTTAGTTCTGCCTGTATCTCTTTGCGTCCATGATTCTGATACTACATCATTCGCTGAATGGTTAGCTGCTGTCGTGCTAGAGGTTGCACGAGTTACGCCTGTAAATGTAGTAGTAGTTACATTTGTGTAAGTAAATATTTCACTGTTTATTTGTAGCGTACCGCTAGTGCTAAACCCTGCAGTAGAATCAACAGTAATTGTTCCAGATCCTGTCATGCCCGTGCTAGATAATATCTTTAAACTTAACTCTGTTGAACCTGCTGTAAATATTCTTTCTCCACGAGCAGCTACAACTCTGTCTGCAAATATACAAGTTAGCAAAGTTTTTTCTGATGCAGTATTAGTTTGTGGTATCT